CCCGGGCCGAGGTCGCCGGTCGGCTCGCCGCCCACCGCACGGACTTTGAGCTTGGCGGATTTGGTCGGCGCTTCGGACGGGTCGGCCATGAGGGAGTGCACGTCGCGGTTGGACCGATCCTGGGAATAATCGCGCCACGCCATTGGGCGGCCCTCGCCGTTCCGGTACCGCTGCTCGGATTCGCGCTCGACCTTGCGGAGCTTGGCCAGTGAGTCGATGTGCTCGGTGCGGTAGCCGCCACGGCCGTCTTCGACCGAGGTGGAGAACTCGCCGAAGGGTTCGTAGGCGTCGACGGCGACACGTGGGGGGAGGATGACGAGCGGGTCGCCGCACGTCCCGCAGGTCGGCCGCTCGAAGTCCTGCGTCACGCGGTACCCGTCACGGACGCGCGGTTCGGGCAGGGTGTACAGGCGGCTGTAGACGTTGCGTGAGACGGCCCCGCAGCTTGGGCATTGATAGTCGTGGTTCGGCACGGGGTTACGCTCGCGCAGCCTTCGGGGCCTTGGCGGCGGGCTTGAGCGCCGGCGGCGGCACGCCGATCGCGCGGTCGAGCGCGGCATCCTCGTCGGCTTGGGCGGCTTCGCGGACGAGGACGGGGAGGTCGCCTGTCGCCTTCCAGAAGAACTGGTCGTTGAAGGTGCGCAGGATCTCGCGGATGAGGCGCTCGACGGGCAGCCCTTGGCGGGCGGCGCGCGATTCGAGTTCCACCAGCTGCGACGGCGTGAAGTCGAGGTCGACCCGGTGGAAGCGGATCCCGGCCAGCTGCGACACGCGGATGACGAGGTCGGCGACGCTGGTAAACGTCACCGCGCCGAGCTTCTTGGCGAGGAGTTCGAGCGTCGCCTGATCGAGCGTGAGGTGTGGCCGGCCGAGCGTCGGCAGCGCGTGGACGAGCTGGTCGGCGATGACGGATTCGACCGGGAGGGCGTGGGCGTCGGCGTACTGGGAGTAGAGGTCGACCAGGTCGTCAGGGAGGGAGACGCGCATCACACACCTCGCGGGCTAGATAGTGAAGAACCCGTCATGGGCACTCACGTCCGTCGCGCGCAGATCATACAACGCCTCTTCGTCGGCCGCCTCGGTGGCGTCCGGGCCGGTCGGGAGTGACGTGGCTTCCTCGGCCGTACAGGCCGTGTTGCGAAAGTCGGGGGTGCCGGCGGCGGCCCGGTCGGCGGCCACGACGAGCGCCGCTTTCTGCTCCGAGCGGCGTCGCCGGCGGTCCTCAAGCGGTTCCTGCTCCCCCGCGCGAAGCCGCCAGGTGCAGTAGTACGCGATGGCGGCCGCCATGATGCGGTCGTCATGGGCGCCCTTGGCCGCCTCGGCTTCCCAGAGCGCGCCCTGCGTCTGGAAGTCTTTGAGTTCCTCGTGCAGGTGCGGCGAATGCGTGATGAGGTCCGGGAGGCCGGTGACCGCGTCGCGGGTCGTCAGCGCCGTGCGGAACTTGTCGAGGAGGATCGGCCGGGTGCGGGTCGTCGTCATCCAGCCGATTTTGGTCGAGAACCGCGCCGACGGGTCGGCCGAGTCGTAGTACTCCCACCGGTAGAAGTGGGTGTACCCGAGGTGGAGTTGCAGCGTGTCCTGGGTCGACAGGCCGTGGTTGTTGCACTCGATGGCGACGAGCGCCTCGTACCCGGACTCGTCGCGGTACCAGTCGCCGAGCGCCAGGAGAATCGACGCGAACTCGGCTGGCGCGATGGTGTCCGAGGCAAACTCGGCGACCTGCTCGTCGGGCTCGTCGATCGATCCCTGGCGGACGACTTGGGCGACCGAGCGATCGAGCCCGAGGCCGTCGCCGATGTCGGCGCCGATGACGTAGCGGTAGGTACCGCGCCGACGAGGCGGTTCGTAGCAGAGGAGGAGATCCAGACCGAGCGAGGTCGCCTCGGCGGTCTCGCGGAGTTCCTGCGCCGACGGCACGCGGAAGCCCATGCCGGCCGGGAGGAGGAGCGGCTCGCTCATGGGCGTGGCGCTCCCGATCGGCCCTCGTCGCTACGTTCCCACGCGCGGAGGGTCGCGATGTCTTTGGCCGGCTCGATTTTCAGAATCCGGGGGGCCGACTCCTGCCGGCGGACGGCTTCGAGGGTGGCGGCGGTGAAGACCGAGCGGCCCGAGTACTGAAACATCTCGGCGGGGGTGGCCGGGTACTCCTCGTAAAACTTGTACAGGTCGCCCTTCTCGGTGTACATGTCGCGCGTCTGCTCGTACCAGGCGAGCTGCTCGCGGGTGAGGCGGATGGTCTTGCCGAAGAGCCACTCGGGGGATTCGCGCTCGACGGCCACCGCATGGGCGAGGGTGCCGGCGTCGGGCTGCCAGGTGAGCGACGTCGGCACGGCCCAGTACTTCTCCGGCTCGACGTACCACGGGATGAAGATGTTCCGGAAGCGGGTTTTGCCGCGCGCGGTGGCCGTCCAGTGCGTGTGCCACCAGTCGTGCCGGCCCTTGGCGGTCGACTCGAAGCCGGCGAAGGACCGCGGGCGACGCGGGATGGCCGGGATGAGGCCGTCGTCGATCTGGTCGGGCTTCTCCCAGGTCGAGAGTTCCGACAGGTGCACCCGGCCGAAGGTTTTGCCGCGGCCGATGTTGCCCTTGGCTTTGGCGTCGTCGGCCAGGCCGCCGCGGGACGACTTGCCCCAGGCGGTCCGGACTTCCGTCCGGTTGGTCAAGGTCGACCAGAAGCGGCCCGTGTCGTAGGCCCCGAGGGTCGGGAGCAGCCACCACGGGAGTTCCTTGACGATGCCCTCGAAGAGGCTGAAGAGGTACTTCGACTGGTCCTCGACGTCGGCGGCGACCAGGCCCCGGAGCGCCGTTTGCGTCGTCGCCCCGTGCGCCATGATGACTTCCAGTTCGGTCGAGAGGCCCAGCTGGCGGGCTTTGCCGACGTTCACGAGGACGCCGTTCTGGCTGCCGGCGCGGAACTGGTCGATCTCCATGGCGGCGACGTGGTCGAGGAAGAGCTGCTGCGACGCCCAGCGCGGATGGATGGGCGCGGCGTCCTGGGTCTCCTTCGTGATGACGGCCCAGGCGTCACTCCAGTAGCGGTAGTCGAGCTTGGCGAGGAGCAGCTCGTGCGTGATGAAGTCGCTCTCGGCTGAGGTGAGGGCGCGCGAGGCGGGCTCGCCCTTTTTCTTCGGCGCGGCTGAGGCGAGCTGGTCGCGCATCGTCCAGCGTTCGTCGAGGGAGCGGCGGACGAGGCGGCCGCCCGGGAGCGTCGCGGCCAGTTGCCGCGACACCGCGTGCTCGGCACGCGCGATGACCTCGGGGTGGAACACGCGGTCGAGCTTACACCTTGGGGTGGGCGGCCAGCCACGCCTCGTCGGTGGCGATCGAGGACGCGCAGGCCGAGAGGTACGCGGCAATCACTTCCGCATCGGTCGGCGGCGTCGCGCCCGGCGCCTGCGACGTGAACTTCGCCCGCAGGAACGCGATGAGCGCCGGGAGTTCGGCGATGGCGATATTGGTGAGCGACTCGACGGGGGTGGCCATTAGCTGAGCCCCGCGATGAGGGTCTGAAGCAGCACGAGGTACGGCGCGATGACGTGCTGCTGGGCCGGGGTGAGCGTCTTACTGAACTCGGTCACGGCAGTCGACACGGCGGCCTGCCAGCCCTGATCGGTCGCCTGCAGCGTCTTGATCGTGGCCTCGTGGAACTGGACGACGAGGCGCGTGTCGTCGGTCGAGAGCACCGGCGGCGTCTGCGCATTGGCGAGGATGGCGGTGTCGCGCACGAGGTCGAGCGCCTTCACGACGCGCGTCTTGTTGAAGGCGGTCGCCCCGGCCGGCGAGAGATTCGGCGGGGTGGTCGGGCAGGCCGTGAAGACGATCACGCTGCTGAAGAGGAGGAACGCCACGAGCGGCGCGAACGGCAGCACCTCGGGGCGACGGTCGATGAGCCGGTTGAGACGACGCAGCATGACTAGGTCCCTTCCTTCGCGTTCATGTGGAGCGCCTGCGAGGTCGCTTCCAAGTTCGAGCCGAGCATCGGCGGCCCGGAGAGGAGCGCCACGGCAAAGGCGCCGAGCATCCCGAGGACCGAGCCGACAAAGGGCGGCGTCGTCGCGGCGGCCCACGTGGGGAGCGTCGTCACGAGCGCCGAGAGGGAGGTGAGGAAGGCCCCGAGGGCCACCCAGTGCAGGGGTCGCATGCCGGGGATTCTACACGAACTCGCCCCGGGAGCCGACCACGTCGTTCGCCGAACCGGGGGAGCCCGGCGACCCAGTCGACGCGGCGACCCGCCGGGGGAGGCTGACCTAGCGCAACCGCGGAATCTGCGGGTCGTAGCCCCACAGACCGAGCGCGTGCGCCAGCATCACGAGCACGAGGACGGCGGCGAGCGCCCAGACTGACTTCTTGATGATCTCGGGGGTGCCGGGCGCGTAGGTCGCAATGACCCACTGGGCGGCGGCCGCGGCCAACACCACGACGATGACGTAGACGAAGAACTCAATCAGGCCCATGGGGTTCCCTCCCGGGGATGCGCGCTGAGTCTACGCGACGCGCGAGTGCGGCACCATGGCCCGGAGATACGCCCGGTCGTTCTCGATACCGGCCGGCGTACACCAGCCGCGCACGTCCTCGTAGATCGCCCACTCCATGCACTCATGGAGGATGGGGCCGCGGGCGCTGTCGGCGAAGTACCCCGGCGGGTTGGGGTCGTCGCCGGCCGGCTGATCAGGCGGCCGATTGTACGGGTCGTCGGGATAGCGCAGCCGGCCGTTAATCTGCCACACGTTGTCGTCGTGCACGAGACACTGCGTGTCGCCGCCTTGGCCGTTGTACTCACTCGCGACGATGTCGTAGGCCGCCATCTGGGTGCCGACGCCGTAGTTGAGGGCGCCGTCGCCGAGCGGCGGGTGGCCGATGCCGTGCTCGAGCGCGAGGACGGCGTGCGGGTACTTGACGCGGACTACCGCGTCAAACAGGCTGCCGAAGGCAGCCACTTGCGCCGGCGACCAGCCGTAGAAGATCGCGTCGTAGCCCGGGATGAACTGAATGTACTGGGCGCGTGGGCCGAGGGAAGCGGCCACGCGCTCGAAGTTCGCCATGAGCCAGTCGTGGCCGTAGGTCCGGCCGACCGGGTCGTTGTAGCCGGGGCCGGCGCCCTGGTCGTCGCCGGCGAGGAACAGGCGGATGGCGCGCGGCTGACCCGGCCGGCTCCCCGTGAGGATCTCGTCGATGAGCGCGTTGAGGCTGGGAAGGTCCTGGCTGAAGTCGACGCCGGGGTACTGCTCGTACGGCTGGCCCGGTTCGAGGTACGCGCCCGAGAGCGACAGGCCATAGAGGCGGTCGCCGGCGGCGTCCTTGGTCGCATAGACGGCGGGGCGGTCGGACTTGGCCACCCACGCGAGCGCCGGCTCGAACCAGCCGGTGTTACTCGGCATGGGGAGGCCCGGTACCCGCAGCCCCTGGAAGTGCCACGGGGTCGTCATCAGCGACCAGCGATCGGGCGGCGGCGGGTACGGGGACCGGCCGTGCGTGGCCTTCCCCAGGTAGTACGGCGCCAGTGAGAGGAGCGCCACGGGCTAGACCGCTCCCGCCACCTGATCCGAGCGCGTCACCGAGTAATCGAACGCCGGCGGGTTGCCGCCCGTGAGCGCGAACCAATCGAACCCGGGTTGCGCCGTGACCTTGGCGCCGTCGAACACGAGGATGGCTTCCTGCGGGAAGCTCGGCGCGGTCTCCGGGCCGCCGATGATGCCTGCGCCGGTCTTCGGGTCGAACTTGTAGAAGCTGCCGTCCGAGATGAACACGTACCGGGCTCCGCCGCCCGCGCCACTCGCGGCCTCGCCGACATAGAAGAGGCCCCCGCGCAGTTTCGTCTGCGGGTAGGTGAGACTGCCGTCAATCTTCGGCGTGAAGGGATTCACCTGCATCAGGCAGGGAATCGACGGCCCAAGCGGCGACGGGGCGGCGTGGTCAGCCATCACTCACCTACGGGGTGGTCGTGACGGGCAGCGCGAGCTGGTTGATCGACGTGGTGTTGGCGTCGATGCCGGCCTTCACCGTATCGAGGTCCGCTTCGGTCGCCGCGCCGGGCGCCGGGATGCGGGCGGCGAGGGCCACGATGGCGGCCGTCTGGGTGGTGAGGGAATCGTTCACGTCTGCGAGCTTGGCCATGGTGAGCACTCCAAGGGTGAGCACAGTCAGGAGAATGGCGGCGAGGAAGCCGACAACCACGATGGCGGGAGGATAACGCGCGCGGATGACGAAAGTCTAGCGGGCTAGACGGTGAGCGCCGCCGCCGTCCGCGTCATCGCCGCCGTCCCGGGGAAGAGATCGACGACCTCGTCCCCGGCCTGCACGTTGAGCAGGTCGAGAATCCACGCGCAGACCGCGTCGGGCTTCGCGCCGGTGAGCCCCTTCTTGAGCGTGATCGGCGCAACGATGAAATCCTTGGGCGTCGTCTGCTTGCCGCCCTTGACTGGCGGCGGGTGGTGGGCGTTGCGGCCGCCGCGATAAATTACCGGCTCCCACGCGTAGCAGGGACGCACACCCTTCTTGAACGCGCAGAAGGACTTCACCCACGCGGCTACGCGCACGTCAGGCGGGCACAGCGGCAGCAGCTCGCGCAGCGAGGGCGACGACGCGCTGAGCGCCCAGCCGTCGGGGAACTCCTCGGTCAGTCGGTGGATCAACGTCGCGTGCGTCGCCAGATCGTTCCAACAGCCGGAGCGGTGATCGTGGCCGTAGAGGGCGCAGCAACCGAGGTAGGGCGGATCCGCGTAAGCCACTCGCATGGGCTAACTGTGCCGTTCGCTGCGCAGCGCGTACCGTTCACTGAGCCACCCGCCGCGCAGCCGGATTTCCGTCGTGAGGGTCGTAATCGCCGACGTGTTCTCTTTCACCACGTCGGTGAGCAGATCCGTCTGCTGCTGCTGATTGGCGAGCCGGTCTTTCATATCCCGCCGGTAGAACATGAACATGAAGGCGGCCAGGATCCCGCCGACCCCGAGCGAGGCGCACCACTTCGCAAAGTCGGTCCAGTCCTGCGTCATCAGCCACCGCTCCGCCGCGAGAAGGGCTACGACGGCGATGGACCCGACCGCGTAGCGCGTGGCCCTCGCGGTCATGGGAGCGACTCCGATGACGACAACGACGCTGAGGGTGCGGTCGTTGTATCACAGGTAAGGTTTCGGTTGGACGCGTCGGGCGCTTCTGTCATGTCAGCCTCGGCGGGGAGCGTCTCGGCCTCGATGACGCCCGCGGCGTCATCCTCAAGGGCGGCGTCCTCGACGCCCTTCCCATACAGGATCCGATCCACCGCCGTGATCAGCCGGTCATAGGCTTGGCTGGGCACGAGCGGCGCCGCCTGCGCGACATTCACCCCCACGTTGGTGGTAATTCCCCCACCACCTTTGCTCACGAGCTTCGTCATCTCGAAGAAGAGTTTCTGGCGCTCGAGTTCCGGGAGCTGGCGGATCGTGCCGAGCGCGTTACAGGTCTCGCAGGGGGACGGGCGGCCGTCGGGCGTGGTCGGCGCGAGACTGCCGGTGCCGTTGCACACGTGACACGTCTCGTCGTACGGCGCCGACCGGGTGGCCAGATCCTCGACCGCCGCCGGCGCGGCCTGCGCGAGGCGGTACACCGAGAGGACCGCCATCTTGGCGTAGGTGCCCTGCTTGAACGCCTCCAGCAATTCCCCCAGCGTCACCCCGCCGCGCGCGCAGAGGACGGCCAGATCGGTCGCGTCTTCTCGTGGATCGGCGATCAAGCCGACGACGTAGTCGAGCGCGCTCGACGGCGGCGCCTGCAGCATGGCCTCGATGAGTTTCACGCGGCCGCCGACTGCCGCCTCAAAGGCGCGGACCGCGGCGACCGCGCCCGGCTGCGCGTAGACGCGGCTGGTCTCGCGGGCGGCGAGCGCGTCGCCCTCGCGCTTGGAGGCGGTGGAGACGAGGGAGAGCGCGCGGGTGGGCGGCCGCATCGTGGGCAGTCTACTCCGCGCCGGTCAGGAGAGTGTAGCCGGCCTCAAACGCGGCGGCCGGCGAGTAGCTCTCGTACCCGTCGTCGTAGCAGACGAGGTAGCCGCCGACCTGCGGGGCGTGCTTGGCCACCCAGGACTGCACGACATAGTGGGGGTCGACCGCGAGAGCCGCCTCGTCGAAGTACAGGATGGCGCCCCCCACGAGGTGGTTCGGTTCCACCGCCGCGATCTTCGCGGCCCGCACGACTTTGTGGCACCGGTACTGCGGCAGGTCGGTCACGTAGAACATGGCCTCTCCTCAGCGCCGCACGAACGGCAGCGGCGACACGTCGTCGGGCGGAATCTCTTCCCGCGCGGTGAGGCCGTCCAGCTCCCGCAGGATTTCTTCCGGCTCGGGGTCGCGGTTGAGCTGGCGGCGCAGGCGCGTCTCAATCTCGTAGGCGGCCGCCATGCGCCGGTCGTCCACGTAGGTGATGGCGGCGCTGGCTTCGTCCTCGGGCGAGACGGCCAGCGGGACGAACTTCCCTTCGGCGACGTTGGCGAGGCGCTCGAGCGCGTCGGCGATCCGATCGAGCGAGCGCGAACTGCGCAACAAATCGGCCAGGCTCACGAGGCGGCCCTCCACACGACGATCACCGAGGCGAAGAAGCCGCTGGCGCGATACGGGCCGTCCGTGAGAAAGCGCACACGGCCGCGAATGTACCGGACCTCTGCGCCGGGTTTCACCACGTCGTCATGCCACCAGGCGAGGTCGGTCGAGGCCGGCAACAGGCCGACCACGAGCGGACATCCCGCACGGACCTCGTCGGCCGCTTTGGCGGTCCACGCATACACCTCTCGGCCGTAGGGCGGGTTCATCCAGACCCGCTCGCCGGCCCACGAGGGGATCAGCCCATTGGACGACTCGCCGTAGAACTTGGGCACCTTCGCATTGGCGGCCGTGGCACACACGTCCAACGTGAAGCCGAATTCCGCCTGCAACGGATCGAACACTTCCGGCGGGGTCGCCCACTCGCGGCCATTCCCGTTGTAGCGGCCATTGTTCTTGGCGCGCATCCCGCCGAGCACGGCCGCGTTGTCTGAGGCGCCCAGCGTCCGCCGTGTGAGGCTCATGGTTGGGTCTCGTCGAGCGTCACACCGGCCGGCGGCGTGGCCGTCATCCGCGCCGGCGGCCGCACGAGCCGCAGCTGCACCACGAACCCGTACGCGGCGGCCACCTTCACAATCGTCTGGAGCTTGGCCCGCCCGTGTTCCACGCGGAACCGATGCGCCGAGTTCAGCCCGGCCGGGTGGCCGTACAACCGGTACAACTGCCGGAACTCGTCACCAAGCGCGGCGAGGACCGCGTCAGCGGCCGGGTCCGGGGCGGCTGGGCCCCGGCGACGGGGCCCCCCGCGAGGCGTCCGCGCCTCGCCCGCCTCACGCGTGGACATGAATCCCTTCGTCCTCAAGCACGCTCAGCGGGTGCAGCACGCCCGGCCGGAGCGCGAAGAGCTTCCCATGCGTCGCGCAGCAATCCCCCACCGGGGCGACGCGCTCAATCCCGTACTCGACCCCCGGCGGGATCCACGCGGCGTTTTCCACGAGGCGGACCACCGCCTCGAGAGCGTCGGGCCCGCCCCGCACGACCATGACCTTGGGCTCGGCCCAGTCGACATGGGACAGCGCCACCCAATAGAGGTGGGTCGGCGTCGCCAGGTCGATGGCGTCGGGGGTCTTGTAGACAGTCATGGTCGTGGGCGACTCAGGTGGTTGCACAGGAGATGCCAGCGTCGCCAGCCGCCTCAAAGAGTCCACCGAACCGTCCGTGGTGTTCCCCGGAGAACGACGCAGCCCTCAGCCGGCGTCCTCTGGCCACGGTCAGGTGCAGCCATGCCCCCGAACGGTGGACTCTCTGAAGCGTCGCGCGCGTCGGTGGGGCCCGTTCGTGCTGCCTGGCTCCCCAGCTCTTCGGCTCATCCTTGGATAGATGTGCCTGGGCGACATGTTCGGGCGGTTCCCATCCCGCACGCGCGACGCCTCGAACGATACGCGACTGTAATTACGATTGTCAAGTGGAGGCCGGCGGACGCCGGTGGACAAACAGCACGTCGTCGGGGTCGGCCCGCGGAGCGCCTGAAGGGATTCGACGAGTCGGCCCGGGGCGAGCCAGGCCAACGCGAAACCACCTTCGTCGTTGAACGCCGCTGACATCGGCGCGGGAGTGACCGGCGGAGTCGGCGGGCGGAGCGACGACGTGCTGGCGGCTAGCGTAGCACAGGCCCCTGCCAGCGGTGCGGCTTGCGCGACTTCAGCAGGTCCATGAGCGACGACCCCTTGAAGTAGTCGTCGATGACCGAGGGCGTGATGCGTGCGGCGACGATCTCCATCGCGTCGCGCAGGTAGGCGGCCCGCCCACTCGGCGTCGCCCGTCGCGCCTCGGCCACCATTTCGAGCGGCGAGAGTCGGCTGAACCGTTCGGCGGCCGCGGTGACGGCCTCATGCGCCGCCCGACGCGCGTGGCGCTGGCGACGGCGGCGGTGGGTGCGAACGGTGCCCATGAATGATGTTGGCGGCTGGCCGGTCGCGTCGGCGACGCAGAAGGCACCGACCCGACCGGCGGCGCATCGAGGGGTCCCCTTGACGCGTGTGCAGCCTGCCGCTGATTACAATCGCGTAGTCGGCGGCAGAAGTCAAGAGGGCGACAAAAAATTTGCGTCGGTCACCGGCCATGGACGAGGCCCCCACCGCCGGCCCCGTCGGACAATTCCGCCGGTTCGCCCCATGGCATAACAATTGCATACCCTATCGGCCGCCTGGCCGATGCCACAAACGTAATAGGCTGGGCTGGCCAGCCCGCGAACTAGCAGCTGGCGCGGCAGAGTTCCACCGCCAGCCGATACGCATCGTCCGCACGGCCGTCGACAATGGCGGCCATCAGTTCGGCGTACGCTTCCCGTGCGACGACCGCACGCGTGTGCGCACGTTCGGCGTTGTGTAGTGCTGCAAGGCTTGTCATGCCTGTATAGATAGCATGGGACGATACCGGGAGTCAATAGCATTCTACGGCCGTACGCCGCACGGGCCCAGCGACGCAAGGTCAGCTGGGCCCGTATCCTTATGTAGGCGACGCGTCTACGTCTACCGCGCCTTTCGCGGTCCGAACGTGACGAACGTCGTGCGCATCATGCGATCCAGCTGGGCGGAGTCACGCGCGGCCGTCTCATTGTCGACCGACAATGGATCGTCGCGATCGTCGCCGGACCCGTCGTCCTCACGATCCAACCCGTCATGCTGACAACCGATCTGGCCACACTCGGCGCAATAGTCGGCACGGCTGATAGGGATCAGGTCCTCACGGTCAACGCGGTGCACCTGATCATCCCCGATCATCACCACCGAGACGAACCCGGTACGCGCTTCCATACCGGACCATTCCGTATCCTCATTGGGTTCCGTCGTCCACCCGAGGACGTACACCGCGATAGCCCCCCAGCCGCGTACCTTGTACGCATCCGCGCCAAACGTCGCGTTATCAGTTTCGTAATGTTTGTGTCGCATTTACCACACTCCCGTAAGGCTAATCAGTAGCCTACTGAAAGCATACACGCGCACGCGGTAGCAGTCAATACCCTTATCGGGAGTCGATGCTACCGCGTGTGAAGGCGTGCGCGCGAGCTGGGCGACCGGCGACGTCCGGCCGGCGACGCGTCGACGGTCGACTAGTCCCTCGGATCAACCGGCCACAGCTCCGACAGCTGCAGCATCGCGAGACGTTGCCGCACGTGGCGTGTGCGCTCGCGCGCGGCGTACTGAGCCTGGCCGGCCTGGCCCCACGTCTCAAGGAGATAGGTGCGGCACTGATCAGCACTCCAGCCCGCGACGGTCGACGCGTCGACGAGCGTGTACAGATCGGCCGGCGTGTCGACGGTGAACGTCCGGCCGGCATGGGTAACGCGCATGGCTACGCGTCTACCTGGCCGCGGGCGGCGCCGTACGTGAGTCCCATGAGTAGCAGCTCTTCAGCGCCGTACACTTTGGCGGCGCCGCACGTCTCACAGGTATAGCGCCGCGCATCAGGCTCGCAGCCCCCTTGGGTATTCCCGCACGCGAGACAGAATCCCTCGGAGTTCTCACCTTCGATCACCGACTGGGCCCATCGAAGGGACGGCTTGTACTGCGTCACTCCCGCGCGTGTCTTGTACGTGTGCTTCGCCATATGCATAACCTCCAAGTGCTAGCCTAGCAGGGTATCGGCCGGGAGTCAATGGAAGGATAGGGGTTGACTGGCGATAGGGGATGGGGTATCGTTCGGGCTGGGAGGACGGGATGCACAGCACACAAGACACAGCGGCGAGCGGATACACGTTCGCGCCGGCAAGACAGGGTGACGGGATGGACCCGCGGCGCGCGCGGATCGTCCGAGACTGGGCCAAGGTCGACGGGCGCCGGGATACAGCGGCCGCCAAACCTGATCCGCGCACACCGACGGTTCGCACGGTGACGGCCAAGGGCCGGCCGGCGGCCGCGATCCTGGCCGGCTTGCGCGAGCTGGGCGATCCCAAGTACGCCGACAAGTACCACGGCCGGCCGGTGATCGACGGGTACTGGCTTGTCGTGACCGATGGCCATTTCGCGTTACTAGAGTCCGGGCCGGGGATCGCTGGGCTGTCCCGAGCGCCGATCGTGCGGGAGGACCTGCCACGCGTGGCCACGCTGGGGATCGCCTTCTTTGACGTCGTGCGCCGCGTCGCCACGTGCGCCCCGAAGACGGGCCGGATCACGCTGACCCCGTGTCAGGGCGGGATCCGCGTGAGCGCCGAGGACATCGGCGCCGGCGTGAGCGCCGCCGAGGTCTATCCCTGCGCGTCGTGCGGGGAGGACCTGGCCGCGCCGACGGCCGCCTTTGACGTGATCTATCTGCGCGCGATGGCCGGCGCGGCCTGGACCTGGCAGCACGGCACGGGTGAGGCGGCCGGTAGTGCGGCGCTCTTTACCGCGGTCGACCGGTTCGCGGCCGTCGTGATTATGCCGATGGCGTCGACGAAGGGGTAACCGGCCGGCGGCGTCACGGGAGGTACGTACAGCCGGTACGTACCTCCCAGCCGGTACTTAGTACAGCCGGTACAGCGAGCGAAGGACAGCCAAACAGGGGAGGGCGAGATGGCCAGTTATCAGCGTGAGCGTGAGCGATTCGTGGCGAATTTCATTATGGGCGTCCTAGGGCGAGGGTCGGATCAGCTCCACCTCAACGAAGCCGCGGCGAAGTTCCTGCGGTACGCCAGTACGTTGCACCGTCTGGCCGAAGCGCAGTGCAACGGCGATTACCCGTACGAGCATGGCGCCAGTGCCGCCCCCCGTGGCGGGTACCGGACCTGCGTCCAATGCGAGGGGCAGTGGTTCCCCTCGGCCGTGAACAAGGCGGGGATCTGCGTCGACTGCCGAACGGCGACCAAAGTCAAAGCCTTGGCCGCCGAGTACGGGTACACCGCCTACGTCCAAGGCGACCCGCGCGGCTACGTACTGCGGCTGTACCCGGCCGGTACGACGGCCGATGACATGCACTGCGGCCGGGGTAACGCGCTGGGCGTCCCGACCCGCTAGCCGCCCCTGAGACAGGCGATCGGCCCCCCGGTCGCCTGTCTCCCTGTCGCGGGGGGCCGATCGCCCCGCCTGCCAAGGACTGGCGCCTATGAGTGACGACCTGGACGACGACCCCAAGCCCCCGCACGGCCCGCGCATCTACGGCCATATCGCCGCGGCTGAGCTGACCTGCCCGCGCTGTGGCACGTTTCACCGCTTCGGCAATAGCGGTGCCCGGGCGCGCGTGACGGCGCAGAATCCCTACGATTACAAAACCGGCGTGTTCCGCTGTGGCGTGGGGAGCTGCAAGTACCGCGCGTACTTGGGGATTGTGTGCTGGCCGATTAAGCCGACGCGCCATTCCCTCACCCGGCCGCCCGATCACGTGCCGACGCCTGGGGAGGCGGCGCAGATGCGGATCCTCGGGAGCTTCGCGTCCGGCGGCCGGCTGGGCGCCCGGCGCGAGCAAAAGACGCACCTCGAGTGCATTTGCGGGACGCCGTGCCCGGTCCACACGGCGCCGCCTGACCCCGTGGGGCTGAAGGATGCCACCCCGCGGCGAGCCCAGGTGAGGCGGCCGGCCGCTGACGAGTAGCCGGGGCGACTTTCGCCCCAGAATTACAATAACTGTTATGCATGCAATGTATGCATACGATATCGTAATTTGCTATAGGGGGTAGGGGTTATAAGCCTAATTCTGGCGTATCTCCTGCCCGCTCAACACGTTAACTATCGGGTGAGTAGCGGTTAATTGGAGGGGTTATAACCACCCTTAGTCCGACCGTACTAGTCGGACATTGTCGGTTATAACCCCCCAAACTCACAGGGGCGAAAGTTGTACAGGGTGTCTTCCGAAACGAGGGTAATTTTAATTAGATCCAGAGGGGTCTATAGGCGAAGGGGGGCCTACTCACCTCCCCCCCGCCTAGGACTGCATACCCGATCCGACCAAAACCTAGTGGACCTTCGCCTCGGCTGGAGGGTCCGCAAAGAGGCCGCCCGGGCGGGTCGGATCGTACTCCACGCGCATCCAGATCCCCCGGGCGAGCTGGCGCACGAAGCCCATTTCCTTCAGGCGTTGAAGGCGCTTGAAGATAGTTTTGGGCGTGACGCCCAAGGGGGTAGCCAGCGCGAGGAGTTCGGCGGTCGCGATCTGCCCCGGTTGCTTCGGCATGAGCGCATGAATGTCGAGGAGTTCCTGTGTGAGCACCGACGGTTCCTCATCGTTGACCGTGGGTTCCAACGGAACAAACGAGAGGAGGCCGGTCAGTTTCGCGCGCTTCAGGTACCACGTCATCGCCGCGGCGTGATGCGGGTTCACGTAGCACTGGAGGTACCCTGACTTGTCCCCAGTCTCGTCCGGGCCGGCGAGGTTCATCTGCGTCGACGTGAAGCCGAGGAGCGCCCCTGTTCCGTTAATTCGGTCCTGCATGCGTAGGTACCGCTCGCCCTTGTCCGCTTTCTGCTTGGAGGTGTGGCACACGCCCACCAGGCAATGCCCCGTGTCCATGGCGTACCGCTGGATGGCGATACAGTTGAGCGCCACCCGATGGTAGTTGAGTAGGTTCCCCCCGAGGAACAACGCGATCGGGTCGATGAAGATGATCCCAGGCTCGGGCATCTCCAGCCGGTCGATGCACTCGATGAGCGCCGGCGCCGAGTCTTGGACGCGCTCGCTCAGTTTGAGCAGGTCGAAGCTCCGGTCATCGACGAGCGAGTACTGGGCCACCTCGGGGAACTCCATCCGGTGGAACCATTGCTGGGAGTCGCGCCAGCTCCGATCCCCGGTGAGATAACCCACCGAGGTCCGGCGGACGGGGCGGCCGGCAATCTCGCCCCCGCCGTGAAAGAGGGTGGCCATGAGCGCAATAAAGGCGGTTTTGCCGACGCCGCTGGCCCCAGAGAGGAGCGACAGCGACCCAGCCTCAAAGACATTAGGCAGCGGATCGTGTGTGTGCATGGGGTGTGAGTTTACACACCGCCGCCAGCACCGTCAATAGTGCTCCGTCGCGGCCACACCCCCACATTTAGTGGCTTGACTGTCAGATGCGACATAGCGCACCATGTCACCCGTGTCACATAACCACTTGACAGCCGTTGCGGCCCTCGACTAGGATTCAATCCATGCCTGATACCGCCGCAGTGACCGCCGCCGTACTCGTCCCGACGATTGAACGAGTCGGCCAGAACCCCTACCCCGACAAGCCGCTCGAGGAGCGCGCCGCCGCGCTTCAGCCCGGCGAGCCGCTGAAGATTCAGATTCGCCCGCTCATCTACACCAATCCGGGGAACCCGACGCCGTTCGTGTTCATGAGCGGCGTGAGCTGGACGCTGCTCTTCCCGAAGCTCGACGAGGCCAAGGCGTTTCGGGCCGAGCTGGACGCGTGGATTCGGGCCTGGGTCGAGGCGAGGCAGTAATGGCCGACCGTCTCTACACGAATACGCAGGTGAGCGGCACGACCGTCGCGACGAGTTCGTGCGTCCTCAGTGGCAGCGCCGAGACGCCCGACGAGCATCATGTGGCGTTTGCGCGTCGGGCCGGTGAAGGATCTCCCGTGTTGACGCTCCACGTCGATACGTGGGTGCCGGAGCGGAACCGGCGAGACCGGCTCTCGTGCTCCTTCGCAGACTTCGTCGCCTGGCTGGAGGCGCGCGAGGCGGTGGCGGCGAGCGTCCTGGACGCCCCGGGCGACGACGGCGCCTAGCCATGGCCCTCACCCTCTGGCTCGTCGACCGCAGCCGCTACGAGGCCGGCACCGGCCATTGTGCCTGGGACCGCTATCTCACCTATCACGCCGGCCCGAGTGGGTACGGGTACGCGCGCCTGGCCCAGTCGGTGCCGACCGTGACCGGGACGCTCATCCACGAGCCGATTGCGGCGCTGCTCCAGTACTGCCAGACGCACGACCGGCTGCCGGATGACCGCGTGATCTTCACGGCCATCCAGCAAGCGCGGGAGGCGTACTACAAGATTGTCGCCGACCGGGGGCTGACGCAGGTGGCCGACCCCGAGGCCCTGGCCAAGCGGATGAACGAACAGGTACAGCTGCTCGAGGGGCTGGTGTGGGCCTGGGCACGCGTGACGCTCCCCGCCTTCCTCATCGAGTGGCAGGTGGTTCAAGTCGAGACCGAACGGGTGACCGTCATCGGGTGTACCTGTGGGCTGGGCGACCGCATCGGCGAGGCCGAGGCCCACGACGCGCGCGAGTGCCAAGGCATCGGCTGGATGACGCGCGGGGACTGCATCGCGCGCCGGCGGCAGACGGGGGGCCTGGCCTACCACGACGTGAAGACGGCGTCGATGCTGTCGGCGAACTGGGAGGCGGCCTATAACTACCGCGTGCAGCTCATCGCCGGGGTGCTGGGCGACGAGCGCGTGCTCGGCCAGACGATCGACGAGGTATACCTCTGGCCGCTGCTCAAGGGGAAGTACGAGTCGACCTGGAATGCCGAGGAAGGGAAGGCCAGCGGGCCGAAGTTTCAGAACTCGCCACTCGTCTACGGCTGGAAGAAGGCGGCCAACCCGCCGCTCTGGGATGAGGAGTGGGCGACCAGCTTCTACTACGTGGGCGACGACGGCAAGCGCCACCGGCTGGGCAAGATGTTCGAGCGGACGCCGCTCTGGGAGATGGACGCGGCCACCTGGGCCGGGTGCCTGTCGCCGGGGGATTACTGGACGCGCGTGCTGCTGAACGAGGGGAAGCTCGGCGAGACGAGCCGCGTGATTGGCCCGATTCACCGCGACGACTGGAAGCTCGAGAGTTTCCTGCGCGAGCTGCGCGGCGAGGAACGTCGGTGGCAAGAGACGCTGTGGGCGCTGCACGAGACGGGCGGCGTCTGGGGCGAGCCGGCCTTCATGGCGGCGCTCGAAGCGCGCGTGACGCAGAACCGCGGCGACGCCTGCCATCAGTACTTCGGCGAGACGTGTAGCAAGCTGGCCTTGTGCGAGCGCACGCCGGGCTGGGAACGGCCCGAGACGATTGGGTACATCGCGCGCCGGCCGCATCACCAGCCCGAGCTGGACCAGGCGATTAGCCGGGGACTGCTGCCGCCCACTGACGGTGCGGCAGATACCGTAGAGGAGTGACGGACATGGCGAGACGACTGACGAAGACGAGACGACGGACGACGACGGTGCCGAACGGGGGCACGGTGACGTACCCCACGATGCCCGAGCTGATTCACCCGCTGCCGCCGCCGCGCGGGTTCTTCACGCAGCTCCCGTCGACCGAGCTGGTGGCGTCGCTCCACGGGGCGCTCATCCAGACGATTAACTACGGGGTCAAGCCCAGCGACCTCGAGCTGCTGCGCGACGAGTGCGTGCGTCGAGGGCTGCTGTGAGCGATCCCATCGTCCCGCCGCCCGGGTTCCGCGGTCGGCAACCCCACGAGAAGGAGGCGCTCGAGCGCACGCCCTTCAAGTGGCGCTGCGGGACGTGCGGGACCGAGCACTACACGCCGCCGGAAGACGGCTGCCAGAGCTGCGGCATGGGCACGCAGGCCGAGGTCGCGCGGGCGGTCGCCAGTCGCGAGGCCGAGACGGTGACCGAGGCCGAGTTCACACGCACCGTGTTCGCGCCCCCCGGCGACCCCGACGGCGAGGTCTTCAGCGCGAAGGCGTGGAAGACGATCGCGGCCGCCCTGGCCTTCTACCTGGCGCAGGGGCCACCGCCTGAAGCCGAGGAACTCCCACGGGTGTACGTGCGGGCGTGGCTCACGCGCATCCTCGAGGACGACGACCCGGCGAAGGACGACGAGGATCCGACGACCGACTGACCGGCCCTGTCACGGGCCACGGAGAGACTGACGACATAGAAGGTGCGTAAGGCTCGCTCAGCCCGAGGCCAAATCGTCCTGTGAACCATCGGGCAAAGAAACATGGACGTCGCACCTTGTTGAGGTTCTTGCCGCTTTCGCCTCGTCGACAAAAGTGAAGCGGCTGCATATCGGAGACTGACGACATGACTGAAACCGTAACGACCCCAGCGGACGCGACGCCAAAAACCGACGAGACGAGCGCCGCCTCGCCCTCGGCCACCCTCGTGATGGGCCCGAGTGGCTCGGGCAAGTCCAGCTTGCTCGCCACGGCCGCCGAGTACTGCTGGGAGACCTTCAAGAAGGTGGCCCTCTACTACTGCGCCGATGGCGGGGGCTACCCCACGCAGATGCAGGCGCTCATTAACCACGGCATCGTGCGCGTGTGGCGCGTGCGGAGCCGCTCGGGGCCGGGACTCGTGCCCGAGACGATCCACCGGGCCAGTCAAGGCTGGTGGCCGGTCTCGGTCGACCCGAGGACCGGCGAGACGGCCGCCTCGGTGAAGCTCGTGCCGCCGATGACCGAGACCTACGAGACCCGCTGCCCCCACGGCCACCTCGTGCAGGTGTCGCCGATCCAAGCGTTCCCGCCGGCGGGGAAGCCCTGCCCCACGTGCGCGGTGCTCGTGAGCGCGGCCAACATGCAGGTGACCCGGACCAGCCGGCGGACCAAGGGGTTCGAGAACGTGGGCGCGGTGCTCCACGACGGGCTCACGAGCTACTCCAGCTGGCTCATGGACGACCTGAGTCGCCGGAACCTGGGCGGCGAGCAGAGCAACCTCGGCGGGATTGTCGAGTCGGGGAGCCTGCGGTTTGGCAGCAATAACCGCGCGCAGTACGGGTTCACCCAGGCGAGGGCGGAGAACTGGATCCTCAATGCCCAGTCGATTCCCGGCATGGTGATGTCGCCCATCTGGACGGCACTCCCCAAGGAAGGCGACGACGAGAGTCTCACCGTCGTCGGGCCGGACTTTGCAGGGAGCGCCAAGATCGCGGCCGCGCTCCAGTGGTTCGGGAACACGTTCGAGGTGATGGAGGTCGAGAAGGACGGCAAGAAGTACCGGCGCATCATGCTGTCGCCCTACGTCGACGCGGCCGGCCGCCGCCACATGTGCAAGACGCGGAGCGCGCCGGGCTATCTGCCCGCCTACGTCGAGGACGAGGTCGTCACCGAGACCGGCAAGCGCCCGGACGGCCGCACGTTTGTGGACTTCAGCCTCGGCTCGGTCTTCCGCATGATCGACCGCGTGCGCGTCGAACTCGAGTCCGACTACAAGGGGAAGTACCCCGACGCCCCGGGGTTGGGCGCCGGCGAGGTCGGGGACGCGGCGCCGGAGGGTCCGGCCTCGAGCGGGGTGACAGCCGCCGGAGTGACACCCGCGTCTCCGATCGCGCCGGTGGGGGCGGCCGCTGGGCCGCGTGCGCTGAGCCCCGCTGAACTGGTCGCCCAACGGCAGCGGCGGCCGTCGGTGGCTGCGCCACCGCCGGTGGGGGCCACGGTCGTGGCCCCACAGACCGCCGCCCCACCGAGTGGCGAGGGGGCGGTCCTGGGACCGCCACCGGACGCCCCGCCGCCCCAGCCGGCCACCAGTGGCCCGACCGCGCCGCCGCCCGTCTTGGCCGCGCCCACCGGGCCCAAGCCGATTTCGGTCAGCCCTCCCGGACGACGGCCATCGACGCCCACGCCGCCGCCTGCGGAGACGAAAGTCGAGTAGTCTCACGCGTTCACGTTCGCTTGATTCGGTACGACCGGCCGCAAAGGAGCGGCCTCTCCCATGAGTCTCCAGGACATCGGTTCCGAGAAGCTGCAAGACACCGTCGACGTCGAACACTTGCCCGAGCAGGGGCGCCAGTTCCCCGACCCGCCCCAGCCCGGGACGTATCGGTTCGCGCTGTCCCCGCTCGACGACGAGAACTTCAGCGCCATCGACAGCCAGAAGGGCAAGCGCATCCAGGTCCGCTTCAACGAGGACGCCCCGCTCGTCATCGTCCAGTCGCCGGCCGGCACGAAAAACGGCGAGACGTTCGAGACGTCCCTCTCCAACATCACGCGCGAGCGCGGCAAGAAGGGCTCGGGCGTCGAGGCGAGCGACTGGGACTACCTCAACAAGGCGTTGAAGGAGACGGGGCCCCGGCCGGCCAGTAACAAGGAGTTCGGCACCCGGCTCATGGCCAAGGCCGCCGCGAAGACCGAGTTTGCGGCCGACATCGAGTGGAGCTGGCGCTGCTCGGCGACCCGCGACGCGTACTTCGCCTCGGCCGACGGCTCGACCCAGACGGTCCCCGAGACCGACCCGGCGACCGGCCAGCCGACCGGCCGGAACGTCCCGGGCTGCGGCAAGAAGCTCTACCAGAAGGACGTCGCCAAGGTGAACGGGGTGTACCCGGCCCGCATCACCTGCCCGGACTGCCAGGCCAGCGTGCGGGCGTTCGGCAACCTCACGCGGATTCGGGAGTAGGGGCCATGCCGCGCAGCCGATTGACGTCGCTCCAGAAGCTCATCCACGCGTTCCTCGACTTGACCGGGGCCGAGCAGGCCACGTTCATCGAGATGGCGGTGGCGATCCAGCGCCGGGGGGCCGAGGTGGTCTCGGCCGGTAGCCCGGCCAAGCCGGTCGTGCGCAAGCGCACGAAGAAGCTCACGCAGCCGAACCTGCCGGGGACCGGGGCCTAGCATGGCCCGCGTCCCGTTCTTGATCGTTGGCGACGCGCCCGAGGGCCACTCTGGCCTCGGGCGCATTCTCCGAGACCTGCGCCGTCGGCTGACCGCCGACGCCGCGTTTGCGGGCGGCCTCGACCTCGACGTGAAAACCTGCGCTTGGGTGGCCGACCCCAAGTACCGCGGCACGCCCCCCTGCGGGCTGGTCACGGGCCTGGCCGACTGGCGGTTCATGAACATCACGTCGTGGGGCCGGGAAGCGGTGGAGTCGGCCTGGCAGTACTTCTACGGCGACCGGCCGGGCATCGTCTTCACGATCTGGGATCCGGCCCGGTGCCACGCGTTTTTGGAACTGCCGCCGCACCTGACGAAGTGGGGCTACTTCGCGGTCGATGGCCACAACCGGCACGGGACGTTTGGCGGGCCGGCTGCTGAGGCGGTGAAGGGGTACCAGCGCGTGCTCGCCTACGGGGCGTACGGCGCCGAGGTCCTCACGACGGTCCGGGCCGACGGCACGCACGTCGAGGCCCTCCCGCATGGGATTGACACGAATGTCTTCAAGCCGACGATGACGGCCGCGGCGCGTGCCTCCGCCGAGCGCATCATCGGCGCGCGCCTGACGCCCGAGACGCGCGTCATCGGCTGTGTCGCGACCAACCAGGCGAGGAAGGACCTCGGGCTGGTCGTCGAGACGATGGCGAGCCTCATCACGCGTGGGCAGGACGTGCACCTCTGGCTGCATATCGACGAGCAGGTGGGGGAAGCGTGGTCGGTCCCGCAGCTCTATGAAGACTACCCGGAACTGCGCGGCCGGCTGAGCGTGAGCCAGTCGGTGACTGACGAGGTGCTCGCCGCTTGCTACGCCAGCTGCAGCGTGACGATCGCCCCCGGGCGCGGCGAGGGGTTTGGCTACCCGATCCTCGAGAGTCAATGGTGCGGCACGCCGGTAGTGGGCATGAACTACGGCGGTGGGGCCGACTATCTGCCCGAGACGGGCCGCGTCACGCCGTTCATGCTGCACGCCGAAGGGCCGTACAACGTGCAGCGTCCACTCGTGAACCCGCTGATGATGGCCAGTGCCATCGAAAAGCTGCTCACGAATCAAAACACGTGGGCCATGCCCCCGGCCGCCCACCAGACCCGCTGGTCGACCCTCTGGCCCGAGTGGCGCGAGTGGGTGGCCGCCGGCCTCACCGATTGGAGAGAGACCCATGGCCACTAAGCAGGTCATCGTGTGCGACCACTGCGGTCTTGTCATGCCGTCATTCGAGGGGGCCGAGGGCGTCAAGTTTCAGGACAAGCCGTACGCCGGGATTAACAGCTTTCACCTCTGTGTGGGCTGTGCGAAGACCCTCACCGTCTGGGACGCCATCGAGACGGTGTGCATTCCCCTCGCCACGGCCGCCAAGGCCGCGCATCAGGCCGCGAAGGCCAGAAATGTCAGGTAGTCATGGCTGAGATTCTCAAGATGGACGGCACGCCCGCGACCCCACCGGCCGCCCTCACCGTGCGCGACGCCTTCGGGCGTGCGCTCGCGGTCGGCGACGAGGTCATTCTCCGCAACGCGCTCGCCCCGTCGGCGGTCCTGCTCGAGATGACGCCCGTCCTGCACCCGCAGGCGCCGCCGAACCTCATCGCGGTGACGTTTCAGATCACGCTCCAGCTCCAGGTGTCGGGCCTTCGGCCGGTCGGCGAGTTCGTCCTGGCGCGGACGCTGGCCGAGCGTGAGGCGCACCTGGCCACGCTTACGCCGCCGCCGGCAGGAGACCGTCCGTGAAGATCACGTGGGCGTGGCTCGCTGGCTTCTTCGACGGCGAAGGCTGCCTGCACATCAAGATGGCTGGGAGGGGCGTCCACTGGAGCCTCTATCAAGCGGGCTCTCGGGGGTTGGCGGTACTGTGCGAGATTCAGACTTTTCTTGCCGCGCACGGCATTAAAAGCGCCATTTATTCTCGGCCGCCACGGCAGCACGCGAAGGTCACATCCGTGCTCACGTCGAACCACCTCTACGTCTCTCGTCGAGCCGACGTCATGACGATTCTCCGCGCGCTGCTCCCGCACCTACGCGTGAAGCGCGTCGAAGCCGCCGACGCCGTCCGCTTCTATACCCTTTACCCCGAGATGGTGGCCGGCACGCGCGGCTTCAATCTCCTCAATAAAGAAGGCTGTAATGTCAAACGCCAACGTCGCGGATATCGAGATCCCGCCAGTCTTGGACGAGCCGTGTAGTTTTTTGTGCGGCCCGGCTGGCACAGGAAAGACGTTTCTCGCGAAACATATTGTGGCGAGTCGTCCCGGGACCATGTTGTGTGCGACCACGGGAATTGCGTCCGTGAATTTGGGCGAAGGGACCACGCTAAATTCTTGCCTCGGCTACTTCGACACGCCCAGTCTCATCGACAGCTACGCCTCGGGCCGGCTCACCGGCCGGCTGGGCAAGCTCTGGCGCGGCGGGATTCGGCGCCTCCTCATCGACGAGGTCTCGATGATGGACGCCGAGCAGCTCACCATCATCACGCGCGCGATCGACGAACTCTCCGGTCGCGGCTACGTGCTCGACCACCAGTTAGCCGACGAAATCGACGAGGACCTGCGCGGCGAAGACGTCACGCGCCGGTCGGCCATCAAGATCAGCCTCGTCGGGGATTTCTGCCAGCTCCCGCCGGTGAAGGCCCCGTGGGCGTTTACCTCGGGCGAGTGGGCGCGGTACGCGGCCTCCCAGCACCTCCTGACGAAGGTGCACCGGCAGGTCGACCCGGCGTTCATCGCCGCGATGTCGGCCGCGCGCACCGGGGAGAAAGACACCGTCGTCGACTACTTTCGCGACCGGCTGGTGGACGCGCCCGACCACCACTACGACGGGTTGACGGTCGTCGCGACCAACGACGCCGCCGACCGGCTGAACGCCCTGCGGCTCGACCGGATTCAGTCGCCGCTCATGTACTGGGAGTCGGCGACCTGGGGGAAGCCGCGCGGCGACTGGAAGAACATCCCCGAGAAGCTGGGGCTGAAGGTCGGCGCGCTCGTGATGATCCTGGCAAACACGCGCGATCAGGTCGACGGCATCCCGCCGTACCTCTGGCCGCTGCGGTACGCCAACGGCGACCTGGCCGAGGTCGTGGAGATGGATGCCCCTGGCGCGCGCGTCTGGGTGAAGCTCCAGCGCAACGGTCGCGTGCTCCCGGTCGAATGGGTGACGCGCCAGAACAACATCCCGCTCGAGCCGGGCCGGAAGACCGCACTGCGCGCCGCCGGCCAGGACCACCTGCTGAGTGAGGACGGGAAGTTCGAGACGGTCGGCGAGGTGACCTACCTGCCGCTCCGGCTGTCGTATGCGTCGACCGTGCACAAGTGTCAGGGGTTGTCGCTGGACCGGGTGCAGGTCTTGACGAGAGAAGGCATGTTTCGGCAGCCCGGTCTCCTCTACGTGAGCCTGACACGCGCGAGAACACCGGAAGGACTCAGGCTCGTCGGTAGTGTGGATGGACTCAGGGAGCGGGTAACGGTACACCCCGATCTAGGAGCGTGGCTATGACGCACCTGACACTCGGCGATTGGCTGCTCGTGGCGATTCTGCTCGTGCCGGTCGTGTTCGCGGCGCTCCGCCTCGACGCCCGGAGTCGCTCCGGCGGCCGGACGACCGACGTGGTCGAACTGTGCGTCGACCTGGGCTGGGATAGCGAGGCGGTCTATACGCTCGCCCCGCCGATCGACTGCCCGGCGTGCGCGGCGCGGCTGCTGAAGGTCGACGTCGTGCGCTACCCGAATCAGGATTTGACGGTGAGCTGCCCGCATTGTGACGAGCGGCTGCCGGTCTCGCGGGTCGAGATTCACGGCGGGCTGACGTTTCTCGAGGTCGTCTCGTGAGCGGGCTGGCGAGGAAGCCCTACCGGATCCCGGTGAGCCGGCCGGCGTACTTCGGGAACGAGATTGACTACGTCATGGGCGCCGTCGCGCGTCGCGAACTCTCCATGGGCGACTACGTCGAGTCCTTCGAGTGGCGCTGCGCCCAGTACCTCCAGGTGAAGCACGCCATCGCGGTCAGTAGCGGCACGGCGGGCCTGCATCTGGCGGCACTGGTCGCCAAGGGCGGCTGGGACACGCTGCCGCCGCCGACCATTGTCACGACGCCGCTCACCTACGTCGCCAGTGCGAATGCGATCTGGTACTGCGGCGCGTCGAAACACTTCGTCGACGTCGACCCCCTGACGTGGTGCCTCCCTCCGACCGCGCGCACGGTCGAGGCCGACGGCCTGCTCCACGTCGACCTCTACGGCGTGGCGGCGGACGTGGCGGCTGAGGTGTATGACGCCTGCGAAGCCTTCGGCGCGACGATTGACGGCCGGCCGCTGACCCAGCGTGGCGGGATCCACGTCTTCAGCTTCTACGGGAACAAGATCGTGACGACCGGCGAAGGCGGCCTCGTGACGACCGACGACGACGACGACGCCCGGTTGATTCGCCAGCTCCGCGGCCAGGGCCAGTCGCTCACCCAGCGGTACGTGCACCCGGTCGTTGGGTATAACTACCGCATGACCAACCTGCAGGCGGCGCTCGGGCTGGCGCAGGTCGAGACGATCGACGAGCACCTCACGCGCCGGCGCACGCGCCTTGCGCAGTACTTCACGCGGCTCCAAGTCGGCTACTCCAGCGGGATTGAGGTGCAGGTGGAACGGGCTGGCGTCGTCCGGGCCCCGTGGGTGTTCGCGGCGACCCTGCGCGGGAGCGTGGGCCGTGACACGGTGATGGCCGCGCTCGACGCGCGTGGGATCGAATCCCGGCCGGTCTTCCCGTGCTTGCACCGCGAGGGCGTCCATGCGACACGCCAACGGCTGCCCATCGCTGAGCGCATCAGCGCCTGCGGGATCGTGCTGCCGCTGTACGCCGAGATGACCGAGGGCGAGTGTGACGAGGTGTGTGACGTCGTCCTGAAGGAGCTGACCCGATGACCCCGATGAAAGAAGGCCGTGTCGAACGGCTCACCGAGTCCTGCGATGCGGTGTACCTCTACGGCACCGCACACGGGCGCGAGCCGGGCTGGTACCTGCGTGAGCGGCGCGCGGGCGGCGTCGGTCGGTTCATCGCCGGCCCGTTTGTCGACCTCGACCGGGCGGCCACCGCCTACGACCTGGCCAAGCATGACCATACGCTGCGCGCCTTCCCGGAGCTGCCGGCGCTCACGATTCACGCGGCTGAGAGTCAGCCGGTCGCCGCCCCCGTCGACTGGCGCGCGCTGGCCGCCGCCTACATGGCCATCCGCCACGTCGAGGCGACCCAGGACCACGACTACGAGTTCGCCGGCACGGCGACGGGCCCGGCGCACGTCGCCACCGGCGCCGCGCAGCTGTTCGTCGTAAACCCGGCGGCGCTCGTCCTAGCGAAGGCCACGCCCCGGATCGACGACTTCGTGAAGCTCGAAGCCGGCCTCGGCATGGTGCTCGGCCCCCGCGTCCACGTCGCGAGTTTCTGCCACCTGGGGATCGGCGGCGGCATCACCATTCTCGAGGAAGGCGCGTCGACCGGCTCGGGCGCGAAGATCGTGTCGGGCTCAGCCGTCCCGAGCGCAGTCGGCTGCTCGGCCATCCAGCCCGGCGTCGTGAACGTGCGCAGCTTCGCCTGGATGAAGCCCTTCTCGACGCTGTACGCCGGCGCGATCCTGCTCCCGGGCTGCGTGCTGGGCGCGCGGAGCGTGCTCGCCGCCGGCAGTGTGCTGAAGGCCGGGACGGTGACCGGCGAGGATGAGCTGTGGGCTGGGACGCCGGCCGTGCTGAAGCGGAGGGGGCGATGACTGACGCGCCACGGCCGGACCTGACGGCGGCGGACTGGGCGGCGATGCGGGCGACGATCGAGCACGAGGAGCGCGCCACGACGCATTGGGACGGGTGCTGGACGACGCACCGCAACTGCCGCACGTTGCTGGCCCTCGACGCCCTCGCGCGGCAGCAGGAGGCGAACGCGCGGCTGACGGCGGAAGTGGCGCGGCTGGTATCGGGTCTGGATGCCGCCATGTGTGCAACGTGCGATCAGACGATCGTGCGCGGCCACGCTCCAGACTGCCCGCATTACTCCGATATGCGATGCCGCGCCGAACACGCCGAAGCCGCCCTCGCCGATCGGGACGCGACGATCGCGCGGCTGACGGCGGCCTTGACGGCGGCTCAGTTCGACCGCGATGAAGCCGTCAAGGACTTTCTGTTCGGCGTGCATCACGATTGCCGTCCCAATCGGAAGCAGGCTGAATCGTGGCGCGACCAACTGCGAGACGAGACAGACCGCCACGCGGATACGAAAGCCGCCCTCGCCGATCGGGACGCGACGATCGCGCGGCTGCGGTCGTTCCTGACCCTTGAGAAAGGTCGCTATCAGGCTGAACTCGACGCAGGTGTGGTGTCTGGCACATTCCTGCACCGCATTCGCGGTAAGCGCGACATGTGCGGCGAGGCGTTGGCCCAACTGCCCCTGACGCCCGCGAAGGAGGCCGACCGTGGCTAATAAGCCGCTCAGTTCCGACCGCATCGATAAGAGTCTGGTGCGGCTTCGCGAGGACCACTTGCCGTTCAGCAAGCGCGCCCACGGCCGTTGCGATGCGCTCGACCAAGATGGCCGGCGCTGCCCGAAGAAGGCGTATCGGGCGCTGTCGTTTCACGGCGATTCTGAGACACGTGCGTTCGACGATGACCGCGCGCGGTGGGTGCGGATCGAGTTCTGTCGCGCACATTGGGAGGCTGAGGCATGACTGATCGAATCTCTATTCCCGCACCGGTGGCCAACCGAGGCGACGTCGTGGAGGTCTGCAACTATCGCCTGCGCGGACAAGTCTGGGAGCGCGGCCGACTGCTCAACTTCGACGGCGTCTGCTACACGCCAGATGGCGCAGACCCGACCGTTGGGCGCTGGACCTACACCGTCCTGCTCGACCGCAAGAGCCACGCGGGAAACAGCATTCGCCTCACCGTCGGCTCGGACAGGATTCGTCTGGCAGTGAAAGAAGCCGACCGTGGCTAAGCCAGACCATGACGACGCACTCTTGAGCGGGCCGCCGATGTCGGCCGTTGAGGGTTACATGCGCTACTTCCGGCCCGGTCAGTGTCGCTTGTGCGGGCGGTGGACGTGGTGGATTCTCCGCTCAGAAAAGATGCACGAAGAGTGCTGGTTGAGCCTGAAATGAGGTTGCGAATGGCTAAGCCCGACGCGCAGACCGTGGCGCAGATGGCGGCGACGATTGCGAGTGGGCTGGTGCGTGGCCGCTGCGGTGACGGGAAGTCAGTTGCCGCTGCCTCAGTGTCCCTCGCCCGCGCCATCGTCGCAGAAGTCGCGCGGACGCAGCCGGAGGAGCAGCCATGAGCCTAACGACGGAAGAACGCGAGGCCCTGATGACGTGGCTATTACGAGAGTGGCCGTATGACGGTTACGTGCTGCGCTGCGTTCACTGCCAGAAGCAACGCACGGACGGACACGCTCGGTTGTGCCCGTTACCTCTCGTGCGGAAACTGATCGTGTCTGACGCCACGGAGGATTAGCCATGACTGACACGCGCTACTCGGCGGAGGAACTGCGGAAGAAGGCTGACGAACTGGCCGCCGACGCCATCGCCTGCAAGCAGCAGATTGACGATTTCGAGGCTGAGAATCCAGACGCGGCGTGGTCCGTAGCCGAGGATGGGCCGAAGCCGCCATGCCCGTCGTGCGACCAGAACGTGCCGGTCATCGCCATGCTGCGCGCGTGCGCCCGAGACGCCGAGACGCTGGCGGGGATTCGGGCGTGGCTGGAAGCGAAGGAGGCGGCATCGTTGAGGATGCCATCCTATTCGTCCACGGCGCTTCACGCGGCCTACCGTGCAGCCCATCTGGAACTCGACCGGCTCTCCCGAGGTGACGCATGACTGACCGGACGCTCTCGGCGGGTGACGGGTTCACGGTCGAGGTGCTGCACATCTATGCGCGCGGCCCGAACGACCCGCCCGGCAATCAGCGCATCTACATCTGCAACGACTGCCGACGCTCACGCGCACAAGGCCACGCGGACGGCTGCCCGAACATCCCAAAGCCGCAGCCCGTCGCCGTGCCCACGACGCTCTCGGCGGCGGCGTTGGACGCGCTGGACGCGACTCGGGCCGATGAACCAGACGGCACGTGGAGTCTCACCATGACCGAGGCGCAGCACAACGTCATCATGGCCATGGCCCGACGCACCGAGGCGGCCGACCGGAAGCTGGCCGCCGTTGACGCGGTGCTGACGGCGTTCCCTGCCGAGTGGACCGTGTTCAAGCGCGACATCCGCCGTGCCCTCGCCGAGGACTGAGGAGACCCCCACCCGATGACGCTCACCCTCGCCACCATGGTCCGCGACGCCGCCAGCCGCGGCACGCTCGCTCGCTTCCACCGCCAGGTGGGGACCCTTGAACGCCGGCTGCACGCCCCGCTCACCGTGGTCATCGCGGAAGGCGACTCGAAGGACCACACGCGCCTCGCCCTCGTGCAGGAAGCCGAGCGCGCGAAAGCCTGGCACCGGCGCACGCTCGTCATGGACGTCTCGCATGGCGGCCCGTTCTGGGGGTCGACCGAGGAACCGGCGCGACTCGCCGGCCTCTCGACGATTTTCAACCGCGTGCTCGACGTCGCGACCGGGACGAAGGCGGACGTCGTCGTGTGGGTCGAGAGTGACCTGCACTGGACGGCCGACACGATCTTGCGGCTGGCGTCGCACGTCGACCAGAAGCTCGCCGCCCTCGTCGCGCCGATGACCCACGCGGGCGTCGCGTACTACGATACGTGGGGCTGTCGCCTCCTCGACGGGCGCCGGATTGATAGCGTGCCGCCGCACCTGCCGCCGGCGTACGTCGCCGCGCACGCGGTCGGGGCGCTCGTCGAAATGAGTAGCGTCGGCTCGGTCGTCGCGATGAGTCGCCCGGTCGCCCGCGACGTGCGCATCAGCGGTGGCGGCGCGATTGTCGAGTGGTGCGCGGTGGCGAGGGGGATCGGCCACAAAGTCTGGTTGGACACCGGTGCCCGCGTCGAGCACCCGCACGACGGATTTGTCGGCCTCCCGCACGAGGAAGCTCACCCATGAAGGTCTGCGTCGCCCCGATCCCCGCCACCCTCTCGCTGTCCATGCACCGGCTCGGCCGGGCACTCGCCGACCACGCCCCGGCCGGCGTGACGATCGTCCCCACCTGGGAGGCGGCGGATCTCTCGCTGCTGCACCTCATCGGCATCGAGGACGTCGAGACGGTGATGACCGGCATCCTCGGCCGCGGTGGGAAGGTCGCCCTGTGGCAGCATTGCTACCTGACGGCGCGCGGGACGCCGCTCGACTGGACGGCCCTCTGGGCGCAGGCGGCGCTCGTCAGTAGCTGCTACGACCTGGCGTGGATGCTCGACGTCGAGGGCATCGACCGCGCCGGCATCGACTTCCACCTGACCCCACTCGGGGTCGACACGACGGTCTTCCGCCCGTGCGGATGCGCGCGGCACTTCTCGATCGCGACGAGCGGGTATGTCGCCGACCAGGAATGCCTGAACGAGGTCGCGCAGGCGGTCTTCGCCACCCCGCACGCGTTGCCGCAGTTTCACCTGGGGCCGACCAGTGCCATCACCGTCGCGACGCCGCCCGGCCGGGTCCTCGTCGCCCAGTCCGGCATGGACGACGTGGAACTAGCCAAGCGGTGGAGCCGCGCCCAGTACGTGAGCGGCCTGCGCCGCGGCGAAGGGTTCGAGCTGCCGGCCTACGAGGGCCTCGCGTGTGGGGCTCGGCCGATCATGTTCAACCGGCCGGATGCGCGCATGTGGATGGGCGAGCACGCGGTGTATATCGAAGAGGGGTCGGCCGAGGACGTGCGGACGCAGGTCGAGGCAGTCTTGGCGGGGCCGTACCGGGCCGTCTCGAGTGAGGAGCGCGCCTGGGTCACGGCCACCTTTGACTGGACGACGATCGCCGAGACGTGGTGGCGGCGGGTGCTGGCGTGAGGCGCTTCGCCTACTACAACGAGTGCGACCCGTTCGCCGCCCAGTGGCTGCGGGACCTGATCAGCAAAGGACACCTCCCGGATGGCGAAGTCGATGACCGACGGCTTGAAACCGTTACCCCCGCCGACCTTACCGGCTTCACCCAATGTCACTTCTTCGCCGGGATCGGCGGCTGGGCCTACGCCCTCACCCTCGCCGGATGGCCCGACGACCGGCCCGTCTGGACCGGCAGTTGCCCCTGCCAGCCGTTCTCGGCGGCGGGGAAACAGCACGGTCACGCCGACGACCGACACCTCTGGCCGGTGTGGCATCGGCTCATCGGCCAGTGTCGCCCTGACGTCATCGTTGGCGAGCAGGTTGCAAACGCGATTGGCCACGGCTGGCTCGACCTTGTATCAACAGACGTGGAGGCAGAAGGCTACGCCATCGGGGCGGTCGTACTGGGCGCACACAGCGTCGGGGCGCCGCACCTTCGACAACGGCTGTGGTGGGTGGCCGAGTCCGATGGCGGGGAGTCCAGCCAGCCCCGAGTACAACGAAGCGGGGGACACCTGCAATGGGCGGTTGACCCGGCTCCTCGTGACGGGGTGGCCGACGACCACCGTCGAGGACGCGCGGAGTTCGGGGGCTGCCGCCTATCCCGTGACGGCGACGCGACACGCCGGGACGACGTTGACCGATGCGGCGCGGATGACGGGCTGGCCGACCCCGAACGCGCTGGCCGAGAACCGGGGCGGCTTGCAGTCGAACCCCGAGAAGGCCCTCCAGCGCAAGGCGCAGGGGCACCAGTTGAATCTGGACGATGCGGCGACCCTCGCGGGCTGGTCGACGTGCTCCTCCCGCGACTGGAAGGACACGCCGGGGATGGCGCAGGAAGCCTTCGACACGTCGGGGAAGTTTCGCAACCGAATCGATCAGCTGGCGCGTCAGGCGTATCTCACTGGTCCCCTTGCGACTGGCTCCCCTGCCGCGACGGGAAATTCCGGCCAGTTGAACCCGGCACATTCCCGCTGGCTCATGGGATACCCGCCCGCGTGGGACGCTTGCGCGGCTACGGCAACGCCATCGTCCCGCAAGTCGCCGCGGCGTTTGTCGCCGCCTATCTCGACGACGGAGGACCCGTAACCCCATGACGATCGCGACCGCCTACGCCGCCGTCTCCTACGACGACTTCTACGCCGAGCGCGTCCAGTACACGCGTCGGCAGCTGCGCGCTCGTGCCCGGGCCGCCTGGCGCGCGACGCCCCAACAGGCCGTCGTGCTCCTCAGCCAGTACGACTACGCCCGCTGGCTGTGGGGCCAGTTCTACCCGGAGCGCGTGCGTGCCCAGACCGCCTAAGTCGCGTCGCACCTTCACGCCGAAGCTCAGTAAGCCGCCGGGCTCGCACTGCCTCATCTGCCCGGCGTCAACCGCGTGCCTCGGGTACGTCCCCGCCTCGGGCGACCCGGCGCTCCCGGTGCTCCTCTGGGGCGAGTCCCCGGCGGTTGACGAGCAGATTTCTGGCGTGCCGTTTACCGGTGCCGCCGGATCGATGCTCACGCGCTGCCTGCGCCTCATTGGGAAGACGCGCGAGCAGGTACGCGTCGATAACGTCGTGCGCGGCACGTTCCTGGCCCCGCTCGAGGCCCACCCCGAGGCCGTGCGCGGGTGCCAGTATCGGAATGACGTGCTGGCGCAGGCGCCTCCCCAGGTGCTCGTGCCGATGGGCGCGGTCGCCTTGCGCGAAGCCCTCGGCCTCACCGGGACGAAGGGCGTGCGCGTGCAAGACTTCCACGGCACGGTCACGCGCGACCCGACCAACCGCTTCTGGGTCGTGCCGACGTATCACCCGTCGCATCTGCAGCGCGGCGCGACCAACCTCATGGGGACGGTGGCGTTTGACCTGCGGCGCGCGTTCGACGTGGCGAGAGACGGCTGGGCGCCCGACCCCGGTCGGCTGGTCATCGACCCGCCGGTCGAGTGGTTCCGCGCCTGGGTGGAGTTAGCCGTCGCCGCCCGTCACCAGTCGCCCGATGCGTTTCCGCTGGCGGTCGACATCGAGACGCCGGATAAAGCGACCGACGAGGGCGACTTCTACGGCAAGGCCGACGAGGGCTCCTGGCAGATCAAACGGGTGAACGTCTCGGTCGACCCCGATGAAGGCGTCACCGTGCCGTTCGAGGGTGCGTACATCACGCTCCTCATGCACCTTCTGGCCGGCCCGGGCGTCCAGTACTACTGGTTCAAGGGGTTCGACGTACCGCGCCTCGTGAAGGCCGGCGCCCCCATCCAGCCTGAAGAAGCCTACGACCTCATGTGGACGTGGAAGGCGCTGCAATCGGACCTGCCCGGCGGGCTCGGGTTCGCCGCCCCGTTCTACTCGACCTGGGGTGCGTGGAAGCACCTGGCCGAGACCGATGAGGCCCGCTACGGCGCCATCGACGGGCTGCAGACGCGGCGCGTGGGCGACGGCGTCGTCGGCGACCTCGTGAAGGAAGGCCGGTGGGACGTCTTCAAGCGGCACCAGCACGACTTCCACCGGCTCGTGCTCCAGCCGGCGACCGACGTGGGCGTGCCGATCGATCGGGCGAGACTCCTCGCGTTCAAGGCGACGCTCGACACCGAAGCCACGCGCCTCATTGACACGATTGCCGCGCTCGCCCCGCCCGAGGTGACCCCGCTCACGCCGAAGCTGGGGCTGACACGGCCGCCGGCGTCGATCCTCTACACGAAGGCGAATGCGTTCAAGCGGGACGGCACGCCGAAGAAGGAAGCCCCCGACCCGGTGAAGGCGGCGCTCTACACGCGCGCGCGGGTCGTCGAGTCGCTGGTCCTCCGCGAGGTCGTGTGCTGTACCACCTGCGGCGCCAAGGAAGTCGCCAAGACGCACCGCTGTCAGCGCCCGCTGTTTGACGGCGCCCCCGACGTCGCGCCCAGTCTCTCGAAGCAGGTCGCGACCGTCCGCCGCTGGTTCTGGCAGGAACCCTTCAACCCG